ATTGCACCACCTGAATCACTTCCAGAAACAGTTCCACCAAGATAAAAGAAAGATTCAAAACCACCATTAGAGCCATAATTTCCAGCGGCAGTATCACCATTTACTCTCATAGCCATATAAGCAGCCGCTGATTTTGTAGCACCTGACACAGCAACCATTAAAGTTTTATAACCAGTTAAACTACTAACTGTAGTTGTTGTGCCAGATAGTGTTGTAGTTGAAATTAATTGCCAAACATTATTGGTATTAAGTTTAGATACAGCCATTAGGAAATCTCGCTTCCGAATGCAGAAAATGAAAGGTTAGCAGATGATGCATATACAGTAATAACATCTGTAGCACCAAGGGTAATTCCAATAGTAATCATTGTTGAATCATTTGCTGTTACTGTAGAATCGTAAGCAATGTAATGTTCGTTAGCCAATGTTGCACCCGCAGGGCGAATGGCAATACGATATGTTGCCGATGTTGCAGCACGATTACATACAACAATAGTAGATACTACACATTGGGTAGCACTAGGCACTGTATCTAACGTGGTTGCTGTTGTTGCTGAAGGGGCTACTTGCCCCAGGACTTTATATGTTGTTGGCATTAGTTATGCTCCCATTGTCATTAGTGCTGTCGGAGTTGAATCGGATGCAGCCACTGCTGCAGTTACTTCTGCATCAGTTGCTAAAGTTGTGGCTGAACCAGCCAACGTTGCTAAATCTCTTGCTTTACTCATTAGTATGCTCCCATAATGTTCATTATAGTATTGTCGTTTTCGGTTGCTATTGTTGCATAAGATGATAAGTCAACCGCAGACCAGGTTAATCCTGTAGCAGTAGATGAATCAGCCTTAAGAAAATATCCATTAGTTCCTACTGTTAACTTACCAGCAGTGTCTGCACTAGTAGCAACAAGTATGTCGCCTTTAGCGTCAAATAATGTAGGGCTAAGAACATTGGCTACTTCAAATGGAGTAAAGGTAATAACCTCAAGAATATCTCCAGCGGTTAACGCTGCAAGAGAAGCAATGCTTGTTCCGTTAGTTGCTACATAATCTGTTGAACGAACCAGTAAAACACCATTGAGGTATACCTGCTCTTTACCTACAAGATAATTAAGAGTAAGTCCATTATCATCAAGACCTGACTCAGATGTTTCTCCACCTGCTGCTGTAAAGCGATAGCGAAAGATGTCAGCGGTAGATGAGATAGATGCCCAAGCGGAACCATCCCACGCAAGCATTGCATTAGATGTTGAGTTCCAATATAAAGCACCTTCAATAAGAGCGTTACCATCGTTGTCTACGCTAGGAGCAGAAGCCTTGGCTCCAAGGTATCTATCATCAAAGGAGTCATAAGATGCCGCAGCAGCGGTAGCAGAGGCTGCAGCAGCCGTAGCAGAACCAGCAACAGTATCTACATAAGCCTTAGTGGCAGCGTGTAGATTAGATGAAGGAGCACCTGACAAGGTAAGAGCACCTGTCATAGTAGAGCCTGACTTTAGGACAAAAGAGTCATAGACAGTTCCACCTGCTTGGATTGCTGTGGCAATTTCACCAAGAGTATCTAGCGTTCCAGGTGCAGAGTTAACAAGGTCTGCAACCTTTGTATCTACGTAAAGTTTGGTAGCAGCATCAGCGTTATCTGTAGGTGTAGCAAGAGATGTTACCTTCTGGCTATTGAGAGATACTGAGCCAGTAGGCGCAGCCATCTGGTCTAAGCGAGATGTTCTTACCTGTGTGTCAAAGTCAGATACAGTTGCTGCTAGTTGTGTGCCAGTGTGGTTAGCACGGGCATAAGGGTCAGTAACCATCTTGGCTGCAGTGATAGTTCCATTGGCAATATCTGAGGCTACAATAGTTCCATCTACCAAGTCGGCAGAAGTAATAGTTCCACCAAGGTCTAATTTAGTCTTAGCAATAGCAGCACTAGCATTTATATCTGCGTTGACAATAGTGCCGTCAGCAATCATAGTTGATGTAACTGTGCCTGTATCTCCAGCAGTAATTGCTGTGCCTGAAATCTTTGTCTTATCAATAGCAGCAGATGCGTTAATGTCAGCATTGACTATAGCACCAGTGCCAATTACGGTTGTAAGGCTTACATTGCCAGTGCCATCAAAAGATACGGCTGATGCTTCTACATCTCCAGTTAATTGGAAATTACGGGCAGTAGCCAAAGCGGTTGCAGTTGCCGCATTACCTGTTGTAGAACCTGAAGAGCCTGATACGTCACCAGTTACGTTACCAGTAAGGTTGCCTGTAAAGGTTCCAGCAATAGCACCTGTGCCAGTAATGGTTGGGCTAGTTAAAGATTTGTTTGTAAGTGTCTGAGTAGTATCTGTGCCAACTAAAGTTGTAGTGGCATCTGGGATAGTTACTGTTCTATCTGCTGTTGGGTCCACAACTGTAAGGGTTGTTTCAAAAGCATTAGCAGTAGCACCTTCAAATACAATGTTGCCATCACCAAGAGTAAGACTAGAAATTATTGGTGCAGTCAAAGTCTTGTTAGTCAGAGTCTGAGTATCAGTGGTTCCAACTACAGTTCCTGCTAATCCGTGAACTGCTGCGCTTGCCTCAATGTGGTCATTGGCTTCTTGGTAGTCTCTACCAATTGCCATATGTCGCACGACTGCGCCAGCAGAGTGGGCAGAACCAGTGCCAGGAGATGCTGAGTCAATACCTCTAGCAATTGTTAGTGTGTTACCAGAAGCGTATAAGGTAACGTCTACAATTTCTTCAAGGGCTGTATCAGGGTCAATCACCACTGTATAGGTCTGTGTGCCAGTAAGTGTTTTACCACCCATAACTGCTGCACCATTAACAACTGTCATTGATGTAGCCGTAGAGGTAATAGGCGAAGTCAGCGTTGTTTGCTGGGCTTTGGAGGAATATTTTCTAGTTGTCATTTAGTTACCTATCGGCTGTAATGGACGCGGATTGGATAGAGCGTTTGTTGTCTTTGTGTTTCTTCGTTCAAGCGTTGTGTATATAGAGCGTAAAGTTGTTTGGTTGCAGATTGAGATGAACCATATGGGCGCTTAGCATCTGTCTCGTCTGCCTGTGGGCTAACCTGTGCAGCACGTGCTGGGTCAAGGTAGGTAAGTAAACGATAAGCAGCGCCAAGGGTTATGACATCTTTACAAGATTCTGGTAGACCAGTTTGTGTTGAGAAGTCTTGAACGTTGGTTGTAAATGCTTCTGGGTCTGTGGCATAGATAACCTTTACAGTTCTACCAGGAGTAATGAAATCACCAATAGTTACTGTCTGGGCATTTGCTCCAAAGGCTGTAGCATCTGCTGATGAGTCCCAAGACCAACGGCGAACGGGAATCCATTCTTCAGATGGACCAACTGATTGCCACATAATGGTTAGAATATTTTGAATATTTAAGTTATTAAATTCATAAGTTGTTTGAACTGGGTTAAATACAAAACTAGTTGACTTAGCAGCAAAGATGCTAGAGCCTGTGGCTCTGATAGTATCGTTGATTGCCTTCTTGATTACATAGCGTGGGAATGTAGGTGAGATAGTAACCTTTGAATCTAGTGCGTGGGTTGTAGCAGTAGTTCCAAGGTAGCCTCTACCCCAAGGGGCAATAGTTCCTGTGTTAGAAATACGGTCAAATGAATCAATAAACATTAACTCTTCACCAACTTCAATTACACCTTTACCTACGTTTTCAGTAGAACCTAGTTCAAGAATGGTAGGTGCTGCACTGCTTGATGTTGTTGTAGATACAGCAGCGCGAAGGTAGGTCGCTCTGTCCTGGTTAAAGGTATAACCTGAAAGGTTAAGTTGAACCTCATCAATAATGTCTGTTAGTGTAGTCGTCACGCGTCTATGCTCCTTAAGGCTGCAGGGGCTGCCAAGCCAGTTGTTCCAGCAAGTTCATTACAAATACCATCTAAGTCTTTGAACTTATCTCTTGTCCTAGATGATGATGCCTTAATATTCAAAGCGCCGACAGTTGGCATACCAGTAGTTGAAGCCCACTTATTAGCAGCACCTTGTTCATCAAGGAATTTTGTTATATCAGTAATGCCAGCAAGACGATTAAGTTCTGCTGTAAGGCTGCTACCTGCTCTGCCAAGTGCCATTTGTTTTCCTATCTAGGTGTAATCAGTTTTGACTTAGGTGCTTCTTTAGGCTTACCAAAGAATGCTTTGTAGTAATGCTCATCTAATGAAAAGCGTTTCATATGTGGAGCAGTGGCTGCCGTATGGCAGTAAAGTGGAACCTCAGCCTTGTCGCATAGAGCGAAGAAGAATATATCTTCACCTATGAACTTAGTGCCTCTGCCCATCTCCATAAACATCTGCCCCTCTGGGGCTACAGCGCGGACCTTCTCAACCACACTGCGGTGCATCAAGACATATCCCATACCTGCTGCATCAACCTTCATTAACTTGTTCTCTGGAAGTGGATGAACTCTTGCTAATCCAAATCCGCCTTCGCCATCATTAGTAAAACTAAATACGGTAGGCATTGGAACCATCAAAGGTTCTTCAGGGTTATCTGTGGTGAAGTAAACACCAGTAACCATTGGGCGTTCTTTAACGTCTTTGCTATCCCATAGTAACTTGAACGTATCTGGGCTGATTACTACATCTGAGTCTACCCATAGTAGCCATTCATAATCAGTCTTGTCATACCAGTATTCAATTACTGTCTGTCGTTGTCTTGCTATCTGGTTGCCCTGGCTTCGCAGTGAGGCATTAAATGTAATACCAGACTTAAGTAATACATCGGTAACACCTTGCATAAACTTGCCATCAACCATACCGTTATCGCACCAGGCGATTGCTACTGATTCTTGCATTGTCCCCACCTTTGTTATTTTCTTTTGGCTGCTGCGTTGTCTATAAGATTTGGATAAGGTCGTCCAGCCCTTTTAGCCGCAGCCTTAGCCTTAGTCTTTTGTGCTGGAGTAAGCGGTGTTGATTTTTTATTAGGATTCTTTTTATCCCAAAATGCTTTCTTCTTCATTACCACTTAACCTTGTCTGCCCAATATGCGGCACTCATTTTACCTTTAGCAATGTTTGCTCTGTGACGTGCCTTGAATGATTTCTGACGAGCAGTAGGAGTCTTGTCTCCAGTAACTCCTTGTTGACCAAAGCGGATGGTCTTTACTTTATCTCCAACTTTAGCCACAACAACGTGTGATTTTTCAGGGTGATTAGGGGTGCGCTTAGGCTTATTAAACCCTGACACCCCTGCTCGCTTTAATCTTGGGTCTGACATTATTACTTCTTCTTGCCCATCTTCTTCATTGTCTTTTTGACAACCTTCTTCATTGGCTTACCTGTCTTCTTGGCTTCCATCTTAGCCATTGCCATACCCTTTGGTGTGTATGCAAATTCTTTCATTCCAACTTTTGGCATTATATTTGTCCTATCTCTTTGAGAACTTCTACGGATTTTGTATTTATATCTTTTGCTTTAGGCATAGTCTCTGAGTTATAGGCTTTACCCAAAGTCTCTGAGGCTTTGTATGCTTCTTGTATATGTCGCATACTTGTTCCTGCTGGTTGCATTCCCTGGTCCCTAGCATCTCTGTAGGCTTGCAGTTCTGCATTCCATTTCTTATCTGGTATATCTCTTGTTGCATCTCCTGCATTCATCTGCAGCGTTCCCGCTTTACATCCGAAGCAAGTCTCATCGTAGACTGGATGGTATTCCCAGTGTTTCATATTGTCCCCTATTGTGCTGTGAAGTTTGCCTCTGTGACTCCTACGCCACCAGCGATAAGTGCTGCCTTTGTAGTATCGTCAACTGTATACTCATAACCACCACGATAAGTTTCGGTGTAGTCATCTAATGTTTCGTCTAGTATAAAACGAACCTGAGAATAAGTTCCACCATTCTTGATGATTGTTATTCCCTTGTCGCCTTTGAAAAAGTAGAACAGGCGATGAAGACCAATAGGTGCTTCTTTAACCACTGGTGTCTTGAATGTGTAATTAGCCATAGTTCTCCTTAGTGGACTCAATGTAAACCAGGAGCCGAAGCCCCTGGTCTACCTTCAATCAACTATGCGATTGATGAACCTGATTCAATACGGAATAGTGCTTCTTCGCGGTAGCGAGCAAAGCCTAGAACTCCATACCAACCCATTGGACGGTGACGCATCAAGCGGTCAACGACTGGTCCGATAACTACGTGTGGCTCTTCAGCAACTGCTTCTGCAAGTGCTTGTTGTCCACAGATAATTGTGCGGTAGTTGCGTGCTGATGAAGCACCATCTGTTGCGTTGTAAAGACGTGCAGATTCTACGAAGTATGCACCTTCATATTGTCCGATTTCTCCAGCCCAGATGCGGTCTTGTGCAGAACCGTATTGGTTTGGAAGCAACCATCCAGCAGAGCCTGTTTCAGCGCGAAGGTCGTGTGAAACTTCTGGGTGGATACCAGCCCAGTAGAGTGAACCCTTGCGAGCAACTGACTTGTTAGCGCGTAACTTAGCCACAGCGCGGCGAATGTTAGCAGAAGAGATTGTTGCAGCAGCAGTAATTGTTGCTGTTGATGTTGCAGTTGAACCTGAGTAGATTACGTTTGAACCACCGCGAAGAGTAGTCATCGCAACTGAGTCAATAGAATCTGCTAGGTTGAATGCAATAATGTTAGCGATTGCTGGGTCTACATCAGCAAGGCTGAAGAGTTCCAACGCACGAGTAACAAGAACTGAGTTACCATACTCGTTAAGAGTAATGGTTACAGATGTTGGTGTAGACATTGCTACTGCATCTGGGTCAGTTGTTTCTGTTAATGCTGTTGTTGCTGTTGATAGGTCAACATAGCGTTGTAGAACGACTGTTGAACCTGGGATTGCTTGCTTTGCTGGGCGCTTATCTGCGACAGAACGAATTAGGGGTTCTGAACGGAGAGCAAATTCTAGAAGACGGTCATACGCCTTCTGAACTAGACCAGCACCACCAGCGGTTCCTCCGAGATTATCTGAGGCTGTTGATACATATGCCATTGCGTCACCTCCAAGTGACTAGAAACTATGATTAGTTTTGAGCATTAATCATTGCGATGATTTCTTCAGCGCTTTCGGCGTTGTTTAATTTCATCAAATAATCATCTGCTCGGTTTGGTGATAATGCACCTTGTGTCACAATATCTTGTTGCCTTAATGCGGCACGGTCAATATCATTTTCTGCAGGTGCTTCGGGGCTAACATTGAGTCCGAATAAATCTCCGTTATCTTCAAGCCAGTTATTAACTGACTCTTCGCTAACATCATCTATATCTTTCAGAATCAGTCGTATAGCC